TAATGGAATCTCTACACTATTCATTATTGTGGGAAGTAATATATCATTATACTTGTACTATTGAGGTAGCCATCTACCAAACCAACACCTATCTGTGTGGTGAATACCTCTATCACCTGGTTAGCAGGTAGGTATTGTGCAGTGATCAACCCATCGAAGATGTTACTGCTAATCATAACCGATAGCTCAGTCAGTGGAACCAATGGGTCATACTGGTCAAGGTATCCCCAATACCATGAGTGCAGGAGGTACATCCACAGAGAGCTCAGGCATCACAGTCACAGCGGTAGTGAGTGAGACAGCCATGACATCCACACAGAATAAGATTAACCGAATTAACAAGAACGCAGAATTATGATAAGCCTACAGTCCACCATCAACAAGATAGAAGCCTTCTACAACTCTCACCTTCAGGTTAAGAAGGTGGGGGCTGACTTCAAGGAGCAGATGACTAACTTTGCTACTAAGGACGAGAAGTATCCTATTGTGTTCATTGTACCTATATCAGTTAGCAACACTGAAAATACTAACATCTTCACCCTGGATATCTACTGCTTTGACATCATCCAAAAGGATAGGGCTAACATCATAACCATCCTGAGTGATACGCATCAGATACTGATGGACCTGTATAACTATTTTACGTTTAGCAATGACCTCAGCATGGATGTATCAGGCATACCTTCATTCACTGCTTTGAACAATGATCTACTTGACTATGCGGCAGGGTACGTGATGACCATTACCTTGGAGGTAGACAACTGGACTGACTGTGATGTGCCACTACAATAAACATTTAGCGGAGCTTTGACAATATAAGTATGAGCATACCTAATTGGTGGGGTGATTGGAGGCAGGGGTTAACCCCTCACACTGGCAACCTACAGAGCACAGACCTTATCGAATGCACACAGATAGTAGGAGGGCAACCTGTGAACACTGTTATCACGGGTCAGCAGATAATCAATGCAGCTTCAGGGGGTAGTAGTGACCCCACAACTATTGGAAGTGCTTATGGTACAGGTGTCACAGGACTTACTAATGCTGTCAGTGCAAGCGTGTTAATACCTGCCAATACTATACTTACAACCAATACCATTTACATCAAGGCATTCATTGATAGAACCTTGGTAAGTGGTTCAGGTTCAACTACTTTTCGATTTTACACTAACACAACCAACAGCTTGACAGGTGCTACCTTTCTTGGTTCAGCTGGTGTAATGTCAACTACCGTAAGATTTCAAAGGTTTGAACGCAACATTTATGTCGATCTTAACAACATGAACTGCTTTACTACAGCTACAAGTGCAGCTAATGACTACACCTTAAGTGCAATTAGCTTAATACCCTTCAACAAGACTGTAGATAATTACCTTATCTTTACCGTGCAGCACTCATCATCAGCTACAGATATAGCAGCATGGAAAAGAGTAATAGTACAGAAGTATGCATAGCGTAACAGTCAATGATATTACATATACCTTCACCGAATGGGAGGAGATTGATGAGATATACATTCACATATTCACAACCGATGGACAAACAATTTGTATTCCTAAAGATATTGCAGGCATTGATTAACTGCTTGGGTATTGCATACCATGTGTTTATGCTTAGCCTTGGCCTTGCATTGCTCCAACAGCCTGAGAATTACCTTAGCCTTGCAGGATGGGTCATACTTACCTACGATATATACACCATACTATACAACCAATATGAGAGCACAATTAACAATTCTAATAACGGCACTGCAGAATAAGTGGCCGCTTTACTTATCCATGATGGGTGCTTTCTTTATGCCTATCACAGGGCTCATGTTCCTGATTGGGTTTGCCATATTTGTGGATACCATTACGGGAGTGTGGAAGGCCCGTAAACTTAAGCAACCAATCACCTCACGCAGGCTATCTTCTGTGATTAGTAAGATGTTGCTGTATGAAATAACGGTTATTTTATTCTATCTCATTGATTATTTCATACTGAATGATATCATCTTAACGTTTTTTTCTGTTCCTTTGATGCTAACAAAAATGCTATCTTTAGTGCTTGTATCCATCGAGGTGGTGAGTATTAACGAAAATTACAAGGCAGTAAAGGGGCTCGACCTATGGATAAGTGCTAAGAATTTAATCACAAGAGCAAAAGAATTAAAGAATGATGCAGATGAGATTAGACACAACCAAGATATTACAGGTACGCCTATCTAATGACCAATACTTCCAAGAGGAGGCTCCAAAAAAGCAGATATATCTCCACCATACAGCAGGCAATGGCAATGCTGTTGGGGTAGCTCGTTTTTGGAACAGCAATGATACCAGGATAGCTACTGCCTTCGTCATAGGTAACAAGGGTACAATAGTACAATGCTTCAGCTCCAAGCACTGGGCATACCACCTTGGCATAGATAACCAAGACTTTGCACCTCATGGGCTTCGGTATCAAAACCTTAACAAGCTTTCAGTAGGTATTGAGGTCTGCAATTGGGGCCCATTAAAGCAGGTCAATGGTAAGTACATCAACTATGTCAAGAGCGTGGTAGATCCTTCGGAGGTTACCGTACTTGATAAGCCCTTCAAAGGTCATGTTCTATGGCACAAGTATACGGATGAGCAAATAGAATCTACCCGTCAACTATTGGTGTATCTGTGTGAAACCTACAACATACCCAAGGCATACAGAAAAGAGATATTTGCCATTGATACGGAGGCTTTCAAAGGTACTCCAGGCATCTACACCCACAACTCAGTAAGGAAGGATAAGAGTGATATCTATCCATGTCCTCGAATGATTGAAATGTTACAAGCATTATGAGATACTTTTTACCCTTATTGATACTGATAGTATCCTGCTCAGCTCCTAAGAGAGCACAATACCATTACAAGCGTGCCTTAGCTAATGGGCTCAAGGTTGAGGTGGGTAGTGACACTATCCGGATAGCTACCATTGACAGCATACCTGTTATTAAGAATGACACCATAGTGTGGGAAAAATTTATTGCATATCGCGATACGGTAATACAGTACCGCACAGTGACCCTGCCAAAGACCAGGTGGCAGACCAGGATAGAATGGAAGTACCTTACCAAAATAGAGAAGATAAAAGGTGATGTCATAACCAAAAAGCATGAGGTGGTGAGATATAGACTAAGATGGTGGCCTTTTTGGTTAGGCTTAGCCATCCCCTTTGTGCTTAGATTGGCATGGAGTGCTATACTCAGTAAACTCAACAGATGAGAAAACGCTTATTTTATGACATTGAGACCTCCTTCAATGTCGGTATATTCTGGAGGACAGGATATAACCTAACCATCAACCCGGGTGATATCATCCATGAGCGTGCTATTATCTGCATCTGCTACAAATGGGAGGGTGAGGATGAGATACACAGCCTAACATGGTCCAAGAGCCAATGTGACAAGGCAATGCTCAAGGAGTTCATTAAGGTACTACATGAGGCTGATGAAATTGTGGCCCACAATGGTGATAGGTTTGATCTTAAATGGATACGTACAAGGGCTTTATTCCATGGTATTGGTGTTATGCCATCACCTAAGACTATTGACACTCTTAAATGGGCTAAAAAATACTTCAATTTTAACAGCAATAAGTTAGACTACATCGCCAAACTGCTCAAGGTAGGTGCTAAGATGGATACAGGAGGCCTTGACTTGTGGAAGGATATCGTATTTAGAAAAGACCAACAAGCCCTGGATAAGATGGTTGAGTATTGTAAGATGGATGTTGAGGTCCTTGAGGCGGTATTCAGCAGGCTCAACAGCTATGCAACCCCACAGCACAACTATGCAGTGCAACATGGAGGTGAGAAGTATGAATGTCCTGAGTGCGGTAGCACTAATTACGTATACAATAAGAAGGTAGTCACTGCAGCAGGAACCGTACACCATTGGCTAAGGTGCCGAGATTGTAACAAGCATAACAAAATCAACCATCAGGTATTCACTAAGTACCAGGAGTACATCTACAAGAGAAAAAAGAATATCTCTTAAGTTAAATATCTAAGTATTTTTCACCACTTTTAAGTTAATTACTCGGATTTCTGCCGATTGTACCACCCTATTTTTACATTTCCTTAT